AATTGTACTGTTATTTGTGTATAGGTCTGCAACAATAGTGTCGCCAATGGACACAACAGCATTGTAGAATGTATTAGCGTTGCTAAGCAGGTCAGCCGATATGGTAACAGCGCCAGCAGTAACAGTAGCATTATAGAATGTGCTGGTGTTAGTTAGTAAATTAGCATCTATATTAGCAGTGCCAGAGCTAATTGTTGCATCGTAGAACGTGCTAGTATTTGTAAGCAGATTGGCCGATATATTAACGGCACCGGCTGTAACTGTAGCGTTATAAAACGTGTTAGTATTAGTAAACAGGTTAGCATTGATTGTTTGCCCGCCAGTAACAGGCACAAAGCCTAATCGCCTCGGCTGCGGTCTAAATAATGTTCCTGGTCCTAACTGATATAATTGCGCTATTTCAGCATCAGGTAATACTCTATTGTAAATTAAACCTTCGGCAATTTGACCGTTAAAAAAGTGCGTTGCAAATTGGGAACCTATTCTTACACCAGTTCCGTTAGCTAATTCGGTAACACTAGTCGTACCTGTATGGTCTAAAACTCCATTAACATACAGCTTTCTACTTGTAGCCGACTCAAATACTCCGACTAGGTGATACCAAGTATTCAGAGAGCGATTTACAGTCGAGTTACTTTGAGTAAATGTAGTATTACGACCTACAATGCTAGCTCTTAAACTGCCGCTGATATTAACAAAACCAACAGCAAAATAGTTACTAGAGCCTGTACCAACTGCTAAACTTTGATGATAAACAGAGGCTGGCAGCGCTCTGTTTGAAGCCCAAGACGATAAAGTAAAAGGATAAGTCGTAAGTGATTGTGTAGCAGTAGCGGTAACTGTGTCGTTAGTACCGTCGAAATCAAGAACAGTACCAGATAGTCCGCTAACAGTAGCAGCCGTCCAGTCTGTGCCTGGATCCATGCCTGACAACGTGGCATGATTTCTAGCGTTCGACCTATCTATAAGTCGCCCGCCGGAAGCCCCCAGCCAAGGAACATACGCCCTAACTAATCCGTCCTTCAGTGCCATTTACTGCACCTGTGGATATACGCCCTGAATTCTTAACTCGTGATTGCCCGCTGTGGCGTTAAGAGCTACTCCAGTATTGTGCACTACAAAAAGTACGCATTGAGAAGGTAAGGCCCCGCCAAATACTTGCTTTAAACTGACACCAGTAAAAGAGTACGTTCTATCAGAAGTAGCATTAACAGGCATTATTGAAACTGGCTTACATATTGCGGTTTTAATTTCTGCACTTGTTATAGTTTCAGCAGATGAAGTTCCGTCAAATACATCAGGCCAAGCGTTACCGTCCCAGGCGACCGCCCATACTTCTATTTGTCTGCTTGTTGTTGGCGTAGTGCCCGTAGTAATTTTACCGCTTACAAGGTAATCATCGTATCCGTTTGTTCTGTTATCGATAACACTTGATTCAATACCAGCAAGCAAACTTGTGTCAGATAATAGTGAAGCTACTGCCGCTGTTAGCGTAGTAGAGGTAGCGTATTTAGTTAAAATATCATTCGCCATGGCTTATATTGCCCTCCTTGCGTTGATAACAAAACCTAATCCAATCTCCTTGCCAAGCCCTACACTCTCACACCAACTAATTGTCGTGTTTGGCAGTGCTTGTAACTCTGTAAGAGTTTCCATTGGAATAAACTGTTCATTGTATAATTCTATCATTATGTTTTGAACAGATGGCTCATCTAGGTTAATTAGCTCTAGTGGCATACGAGTATCGTTTAGCCAGCTAACCACTTCCAATGCTAGTTTGCGACGCTCGCCTGTTTCTGCAGAATCAGCAGCCGCTAACTGAAGGTCTCCCCAAAAGCCCTGTTCAATACAGCGCTGTTTAAGTAACGCAGCAGATACAGGCCGCCTAACTACAACAGTTTTAGCATTGACCATATCAACACACTCAGCATCAGTTTTATCTTGATACTCAGGTTTTTTTAGTTCTTCAATTAACGGCGTTAAGTCCATTTTTGCATCCTACAACGCAAAGATTCCTGAAGCGTTCCAAGTGACAGTGATGTTACCGCCGTTTGGCGTAACAGGTAATCCGCTTGCCACAACATCAATATACGCAATTAACGGCGATGTAGCGGCAGAACCTGTATCCTTGTAAATAATTAAAGCCTCTACGCTGTTACCCGTAACAGAAGTGTAGGTTACATCAGCAGCATCAAACACATTATCTGTTAGCGTTTTAGATGCGAGCGTTGCCGCAGTGCCCACTAATGCCGACGAGGCGGATGACCAATACTCATGTGTCTGAGAAAAGGTGTAAGCACCCGTGTCGATAAGAGCTACCTTAATAGTATCATCAAGCATATCGATACTATCGCCCTGTGAACTTCCTAGCGTACCAGGGGCCATCCACTTATACTTTGCCTTGTTATATATTGCATTTGCCATTAGTCAATCTCCATTCCTACAAACTCACCTGACTCGTCAGTAATCAGTTTAGCCGTTTTACGTTCTGGTTCTTCACTGATTTCTAATGCTACTGGATTACCTTGCTCATCGGTAATAATTGTGCCTTTCTTTTTGCGCTTTGGTTTAGCTTGAGCCATTTGAGGCTCTGTAGTTTTAAGCGCTTGAGTTTGGATATTCTCCATACTCAATCTAATTCGTTCTAATTGCTGTTCACTAGCTAACCTGCGTTCTTCCATTAGCTTTTCTGATTCAGATAAGCGAATACGCATTTGTTCCAGCTCTAATTTTTGTATCTCAAGGATATGCTGCATTTGTGAGCTTTCTTGTTTGATCAAAGCCTTATCTGCTTCGGTCTGAGCACTTGCTTGCACTTTGAGCATATCTACTTGAACTGCTTGTTGCTTAACTTGAATTTCTTGTTGTGCAATAGCAAGTTCTTGTTGTTTGAAGTACTCATCTGTTTGCTGTTTTTGTACTGCTAGTTGAGCTTCTAACTGGTCGCGCTGCATTTTTAATTGCTGCTCTTGTGCTGCAAGTTGGTTTTTAACTGCCTTGTCTTGCATATCCATTTGAACCGCTTGCACTCGTGCTTGCGATTCAATTTGAGCTATTTGCATCCTACCTTGTATTTCAAGAGTCTTAGGATCAGGCGGAGGCGGCTGTTTAGCTGCCTCTTCTTTTGCTTTAGAAATCTCACCAATTTGCTGTAAGGCTTTGGTAAATATGCCATCTAGCTCCTTGCCTCCCTTAAAGCGCTTAATCATATTTTGGAACAAGCTAATGCTAAACTCTACTAGCGGCGGGTATTGTTCTACCAAACCGCGCATTTGATCAAAAAACTGCCCTGCTGTTGAAATAAGCGCCTGTGCTTCTTGTTGCTGTTGCGCCTGGTCTATGGCAACCATCGAATCGGAAGCTATTTGTATGCGGTAGCTTCGCTTGGTTGGATCACGCAAAATATCAATGATTTGCTGCTTCATTTGGTCAATTAGTTGCAGCGGGTCAGGTTGAGGCGGTGCCATTGGCGGCATTGGCGCTCCCATACCTAACTCATCTGGTGACATACCCTCTTGCCCTTCTTGTGGCATTGGCAACGGAGGTGGCTGGGGTATAAAAATAGTTGGCTCTATAAGAGCATCAGCATCGGCGGTTTCTAGAATGCGCTGCTCATCAAATTGCTCTGCAATAATTGTGCCAAGATTGCTAATAGCATCAGATACAAACTTGGTGAACATATTTTGACGCACTACCAAGCCAAGCGATGACCACTGCGATTCAAGCCTATTGGCCGTAGCTGACTTGTATTGCTCTGATGTTCCTCTAAGCAGGTCTGATACCTTTAGGGTTTCATAAAGCTGTTGTAGGGCTTGCTGGAGGCTTTGCTGAAGCACGTTAAGAGCATTTACAAACTGCTCTACTGGCAAAAACTCCATGCCACCCTGCAAACCACCTCTGCCTTTGTTAGTTGGCCAATTAGGAATACCGACACCCTTTAAGTCATCTTGAAACAACTGTTCAATTAGGTCGCCCATAGCTGAGTCATAAGCAAAGTTAGCTCTAACAGCTTGGGTTAGCCCGTGGATACGGGTATGGAGGCGCTCTACCTGTAGGATCTGATCTTTTGCATGGGTAAAATCTGATACTGGAATAATTGAGTCTGGGTCTTGTGATTGGCGTATAACAACGCAAGGGTAGAATTTTTCAAACTTTATAGATGGTTCAGCTTCATCAATAATTCTGCCACTAGAGCCAGTTTGTAGCCAATAAATGCGATTAGTAGCTTCGCACCAGATTTCCCATACCTCGGCTTTACCTTCTAGCTGATGGTCCTCTCGTGCACGTTCTTTTTTTTGAGTTTCTGGGAATGAATCGTAGTTAAGTTCCTCTGCCTTTTCTGAGCCAAATAACGCCTCTGCTTGTTCCCTATCCAAATAAGCGCGCTTTGCTTGCCACTCGATTTCTTGTTCGTTTCTTGCATCAGAGCAGAGGTAATCGTTGTAGTGAACCACCTCAAGAATAGCCTTTTCGCTAACTTTCTGTTCAACCTCAACGGAAGAGACAAATATCCCACCACCTTGTTCAGTAAATCCTGAAGTGTCCCCGTCATAAGGCTTACCATCTCCTGTTAGAAAGTTACCTTCTGGATCACGAATTACTGCGATTTCTTGATAAACAGTTTCAAACTTTGGAACGTATCTGGCCCATAAAACTGCTTGGCCGGTAAGTAAAAATTGCAATGCTGCGTTATAGCCGACTTTGTCAAAGTCAAAATGGCAGTCCATGGCATACTGGGTATTGCGCTCCATGACTACGCTACCTAGCTCATAAGGGAGCCCCCCGGCTCGCTTTCGCAAGTCTACTTCAGCTTTGGGAGTGGAACTGTAGTAAGCGGGGAGCAAAGTGTTTGTGCAATACCACCACGCATTAAGACGCCTAGAAGCATCTTTCATGCTTTCTATGGCTTTTACGCCGTTATATACTTTAATGGATTCTTCGGCTGCTTTGACAAACTTTTCAAACCGTTTTTCAGCGTAATCAATTTGGGCTTTCCACCATTGGGCTGAATACTTTTTGACTAACGACCTAGCTTTAATTTTCATATTGTCGGTCTTTTGTTTCTAGCCCTTATTCGCGCTATATAACTTTGCAATTTAACAATACCCTTACCTACCACGTCTGGAGTTTGCTCCCATTTAGCGTCAATTAAACGAGCTTTACACAAGTAGCGTAAGGCGTCGACGCCGTGGTCGTTACCGCTGCTATCCAAATCTTCTGGATTACGTTTGTCTATTGACATCGATGGTAAGGTTTCTAGCAAATACGGGCAAGTAGCAAAGATATACAATAAAGGCGGGTTAGCTACTAGCCTTTGTCTAATTTGAGACCAGCCGCTGATGCGGTCGTTATCTGCTGGCCTAAAGGTAGGATGCTTATATTTAGCAAAAATAGAATTAAATTGGTCGTTAATGCTTGGGCCCCCTTCATGGCTAAAGATACTAGGGTCAGCTACGCTTATTGGATTTTCTCCCATGGATACTGAAGCGATTCGGTTAGCTTGCTCGACGTTATCGACTCCCTTTGCAGACATTTCTCGGTATATGATAATTGCTCCTTTAGGATACGGAACTTCATCACCTCTATCATTACGTCCAGAGCTAACTGCACCCCAGACAGCAGCAAAAGGAGAGCGATAACCCCAGTCAAACCCCAAATAGCGGGGCCAATGCTTTGGTACATTGAAAGGAGTAACAATGTGTTTAGAGCTAAACTCAGGAAAGTAACTGCCTTCATGGATCTCAAAATCTCCTTCTAGCCATGCTCGCACTAGCTCAGGGCTACCTACCATGTGCAAGCGGTTAATATATTCAGGGTCTCTAGCTAACAAAATTTGGTTATCTGTAACCCTGCTTGGTATGTAAATGTAATCAAAACTACCGCCGTTAGGTAGCACCTTAGTAAGTACCTTCATCCCTTTTGGCGCTGGTTTAATAAACAACTCTTTAAGCCAATGATGCCCAATACCGCCAGGGTTAAAGGTAAGGATGATTTGACCGCCTCCCTTGCCTCGTAGTGCTCCGAATAGCTTCCAGATAGGGGAAGGGTCAGCATAGTTACCAGCTTCCTCTATAGCGCAATCTGAGTTCTTGTTGATAAGGCCGCAATCTGATATATAATGATTAGCTTCTTCAACCGTTAAATCAGTTACAAGGTGCTCACCAATATATGTCATTACCATCTTTCCAAAAACAACGTCCTCAGCCAGATGAAAAGCCTTGCCGCTATAAGGATGCACCCACCACTGTATCGGCGCAGGGCTATGTGTTTGAGTGGTGCCCGACGCATCCCCGGTCAATGTATGGTGTAATTCAACAGCATCGCCTTGTAATGGAAATTCACCTTGGCCGGTTTCTACGACCTGGCGAGTGCGTTCATCACATAAATCACGAGAAAACTGATAATCGTCTTGAGAACTTGAAGTTGTATACAAGTTGGTCTGCTCACATGAAAGACCATCATCGAAGTGCCAGAGCGAACCCAGACCTGGTTGAAAAAGTGCGTCAAGCTGCTGAAAACCCTGACGTATCTTTTGCTGCATTGGGGCTAAGTCCGACAACTGTTCGACGGATTTGTGTTGAGCATGACATTCGCTGGATTCGTCGTGGCCGTGGCGCTCGTGCTTTTGCTTTAACCGAACAGTCGGTGCGTGAAGCGTTACAGGGACGGACAACGATGGAAGCTGCTGCAAAGTTAGGTTGTCATCCAATGACTCTTTACAATAAGTTTTCTTATCTTCTAAGCAAGCGAACCAAGCCTGGTGCTTTAGACCCTTATATGCAGGAAATATACGATCTACGTTACAAGCAGATAAAGCCCATAGCCGAGATTGCTCATCAATATGGCGTTTCAGAAACTTGTGTTGCTCGCAGTCTCCAGCGGTGGAAGAAACTCCGTGTGCGGTCAAAACAGGATGCCAAATGGGATTTTTCTGACGCCCCACCTCGGTGCCGTCCTGGGCCAAAACCTGGCTTTCGACGCAAGGCGCAAGATAAGGCGTAGTGACATGTTTTATACGTCTAGGCCCAAGTAAGGTCGCGACCATATCGCCGACCTGAATTTGTTCTATCGGCTTAAAAGTGCCATCTGCCATGCGAATAGGAGTACCAACCGCTACGCAAAGATTCTGGCCCTGGTATTTTTCAGCATCAGCGTCATTAGCTAAAGGTCTAAAACGTAGGCGACCACCCGACAGGAAGGTAAACTGCTTTTTCTGGTCCTGCCAATGCGCTTTAAGCGGTAAGTAAATCTGTTTGGCACGCTCAATAAGGTCGTCAGCTTGAGGAAGTTCTTTACGAAAAAAGATAGCATTGAAGTCAGCCCCTAACTGTTCCTGCTTAATTGCAAACTTCCCTAGTACTCCGTCAGTCTTACCACCACCTCGTGCACCACCATAGCCAATAAGCGTAATGGGGCAGTTTACCAGCGCCTCCTGCGGTCCTTTTTGCGGCGCCCATACTACATTTACGTCTAAAGCTTCGCTCATTTGCGTAAGGTTATAGCATTATGCGCATAAATCCTCTCTACGTTACACTTAGGATTTTTACACACAAAGTACTCATCTGATAGCCCAGGAAAGAAGCTAGTATAAGGCATACTTTCCCCATACTTTTCCGTACTTAAATGCTCACATTTAGGACAACGCATTACCTCTGGCTTGTCCTCGTCTTTAAAACTGTGCTCAACCCCCATAATTATTCCTTGTCAGCATACCTTTCTTCTCGCAACTTGTTTAATAAATCTTTCATTTTTTGAGCTAAAAATTGTTCAATTTGCTCTAAGCTAATAGGCATACCATCTGGAGTTTCTGGAGCGTCTGGGCACGCAATTAGGATAGTATTTTTATACTTATATAGTTTGTGGTCTGTTCTACAACACAAAGGGCAAATCATATTTTTTTACTCCTACCTAACCCCCATAATTATCCTTTAAAAGTGGCAACGCTTCAGCTTCGTCTGAGTTCTCTAAGTACATCGATATTGCAGCAACAGCCAACACGAGCCTCGTCATCAGCGAGATGGACGTCTGCGCCATCCTTAGCGTTTTATCACATAAACTACGTTGCCGTACGCTTACTCAACCCCCATGTTCTCTCGTAATCCTCTCTAGTAACCCTATGGTCAATTAACCGAAACGACTTACCACAACGACTTATACCACAAACAACAAAAAGATTATCAGTAACTATACAGCCTGGTAAGCCACAATTTGGGCAACGATAGTACTCAATCTTCTGATTCTTGTGTGAGATACCTTTGGACAAACTCCTCTTTCGACATCGGCTTGGCACTTACCACACTCCTAATCTCACCAGTAATCTCTAGGGTCTGCTGCTCACTCCAGCCAAGTTTAGTCTTTAGCAGGTGAAGTAAGATAGGCGTATTTCCATTCATAGCCTCAGCTATCGCCACCGTAGCTAACCCCTTCTGCATCTGACTCTGGCCCTCTAAAAACTCCTCAGAGTAATACTTGTCTAGCAGGTAAGGTGTAATCCTAGCAGCTAATGCAGTACTGCTCTTAGACAAGCCTAATCGCCCCATATCACGTATCTGCAAAGCTAACTGCTCGTCCCTCTGGTGCTCCCTAGTCTGCGGTACCTCCCGCATTATAGGCGGCAATACTTCAGGTGTTAAAGATTCCTGAACAACTGTATTTTCTTTATCGTCATCACTCATAAATTTAGCACCTCTTGCCGCAATCGGTTAGCCGCTACCTCGCAATACTTTTCCTCAATTTCTATGCCAATAGCTTTCCATTTTAAATCTTTTGCCGCTCTTAAAGTAGAGCCACTACCCGCAAATGGGTCTAAAAGCGTTCCTATTGAATGACATTGCAGCAACGGAGTTATAGCCCTACTTGGCTTTTCAGTTGGATGTTTTAAATCGTTTGGGGCAATTCTAGGAACCCTAATAATATCAACTGGTCGGTATGTAAAACTATGATTTGACCCTGGATAAAACGCACAGCCTTCCCATTGTCGTCCAAACTCATGCTTTAAATCGCCCATACTATGACAACCTTTATCCCAAACTATAAAACTTTTAGGCTTGGGAAGTTGATATAAGTTATCCCACCTACACCAAACAAACATACCTACCTTTGGTTTCAATTCATCAAATAACCAAAGCGGAAACTTGTCGTCGCCTTGTATTCCCCCTAATTGTTCGTGCTTCATTCGCCGATTGCTTTTGTATTCCATCCCATAAGGCGGGTCAGTAAGCACTAAATCCACAGGCTCTAGCAGCGGTAGCACTTCCCTGCAATCGGCATGGTAAAGGGTAACATAATCATCTTGGTAATACGGCTTGGGTAATTGGGGAATTTTTAAAATCGGGCCGGCTTCAGTCTCAGCTTCGTGTTTTAAATCGTCTTCGCTCATACTTTTTATGCCCTATTAAAAGAAATAATCTAATGATTTCAGCTACGCAATTTTTTCATATTGACTTTAAGTTTTGCTTGTCCCCCTAATACCCCTACCCCCCTAGCGAATGGATAAGTGTATTTAATCCAGTACGCAGCAGCGTAAACCTCCCCTAACCCCTCTAAAGGGGGAGCCCCTCACAAAAGCCCTAAACTTGCCCCCAATAGCAGAACAAAGTTTGAGGCTAAAATAGAAAAATTTTTGTGAGTGATGGGATATAGCTGTAACCGGTACCTCTCCCATTTTCAAATTGATTTTGGATTTGGAAATTGTACTTTGCTTCACCAGCTGTAACCCCTTGGAATCATTCTGGAATCCTACCTACCTAGAAATAGAAAACTATTCAGCTAACCACACACCCTAGGCAACTACGCAATATCATTGAGTAACTTGCCAAACTCATCCCACGTCATGCCGCTTGCCTGTTGTAGTGCTGCTACTTCACAGGGGTGATACATGCGCTTGAACCTCTCACGATACCTAAGCTGCTCATCCTGTAACCCTAGCAGTGTAGCCATAGCGTTGCGAGTAAGGCCCAGCTGCTTGCGTACAGCTTGATAAAGATTACCTGCTGCTTGGGGTAAAGTATGGTAGTGCCCAGTCTTAATTCTAGCGGAGCGCTGTCGCCTCATCTTCCTGTCCTGATAGCTATCTGGATAATGGTTACCGCTGATCCACACACTGATCAGAGTAGTTACTGTGCGCAGATCGTGCAATAGGGTAACGCTAACCTATTGATATCTCGTAGCAGAAAATACCCCTAATCTTTTTTTACATAATACCGATACTACTACTGTACACAGTACATCATATAGAGTATGATCAGGCTGTGAGTTGGGAATAATCCCAAGTTAGCGAGGAATATATGAGAACAATTAAAACAGATAAGTTAATCCATCAATTTGAGCATGTATGTTGGGCTTTAGGTTATTGGCAACGTAGAATTGAGCTTTCTGCTAGTTTAGAAAAAACTCAATATTGCATGCAAGGATTGCAGCGTAATGAAAAATTATTGCCAGGTATTTTAGAGGTTATGGCATTGATTAATATGCCTATTGATGAACGCGCAAGCATTAAAAAACGCGAATTCAATCGAGGAGTACAAGCAGCCAACAGCGAACAAGAAAATATAGTTCAAGCAGCCTAGTGTGATTACAAGCCATCCTACGGGGTGGCTGATAATCGCAATAGTGCGAGATACGGAGAATATATGAGCAACAAAATACCGCTTGAATATTATGAGAATTTAGACGCTGTTATCGACTATATAGAAACATGTACTAGTGAGAATCGTGACATCAATGGCGATTCTATGATGCTGTTTCCCAACGTCACAGCACTAGTTGAAACCTATCTAGATGAAGTTACTTATACGCCTGAGCAGTTAAAGGTAGTTGTAGACGCTGCGGTTCAGAATGCGGTTATCGTATCTGCATGTAAGTCTATAGAATAACTAAAGGATATATGGACCCACTAGATCGCATCTTGAGTATAGTATCTCCGCTGGTAGCGGCAATTGTCGGTATAATCTGTTTAGTAACGAGGTAGGATATATGAAAGTGACAACTGGAATGACAGCAAAATACAAAGGACTTGAGTGTAAAATAGTTGATGTCTTGGCTCTAGGTAACAGGGCTACTGTTACCTTAAAACATTGGGATGGCACTCATAGTATGGAGTACGTAGTTAAAAATACTGATTTAGAGGCCGTTAAAGTCAATGATCAATGGGTAACGCCAACAAAGTAAGGATTTTATGACTAAAAATATATTGATTAATCCAACTGCTCATTTGAAACATTTACATCTGAGAGCCCATTTAGAGAAATACCCACCTATTCATAACGATATTGCCAAGGTGATGTTTGAATGGTGCGACAAGTACGGGCTTCAGGGTAAAGAGAAATCTCGATTTATCGACGGTGTTAAACTGGGAGTTGCGTTAGCCAATAAATCTAATTTGATCGAATAGCCCTTACAAGCCTCTAGATTGCGCTATCTATCGTAGGCTAGGGGTACCACTACCCTCACCCATTATCTCTCAACCTTGGCCATCCTAGAGGCTTTAACAGGCTATTCAGGTATATCGCTGTAGTCTGCTTTGCCATTCCAAGCCTTTAAAGCATGTACCGGCTTAGGCTTGCGGAGTAGAGTCTGATAGGTTTCATCCCATTTAGTCAGAGCACTTCCATCATCAGTCCAGCCGGTAGGATCATCCCATAGGCCCTTGAGATGTAACCTACGCTTCCTCTCGGCTTCAGTTTCCCCCTTCATACTACCCCCTGTAATATCTAATTTAGATATATTATTTATAGATAAATTATTATTGATACTACTATTGATCATAATACTATTAGATAGGCGGCCATTTTGGCCGGTATCACAGCGGCCATTTTGGCCGCATTCAGTGACATTTTGGCCGGTGTTAGTGGCCATTTTGGCCGCATTCGTATTTAGGTATCTGCCTCTCCCTTTACCGGTTGCTCTAAGGTATTCCAGGTCAATAAGACGCCTCAGATGACGGCGTATCGTACGCTCTGCAAGTCTCAAATCTTTTGCTATGTAGGGAATAGAGGCGAAGCATGGTTTGTTGGATTCCTCGAAACGCTTAACGTACCGAATCAACGCCGCCTCTTCATAGGTCAAACCGTTTTCGACTAAATCTAAATAGACTATGACAAACGGCCGTTTTTTGTTATGCTTCACCATATTGTTCCTGTCGAAGGACCGGTTTTACTGTAGCAAGTGGCCGGTCCTTTTTTATTCTTTTGAGGCATTTATAGCCGCCTCCCCTTTTTTTCTCAAGTTATTTTAAAATAATCCGAAAAAGTACTGTACACGGTAGCATCATATTGCTATAGTTAATTGTACACAGTAGCCGCAAGGCGAATAACTAAGGGGTAATCATGGAACGATATACACGAAAAAACGCAGAAGCTAGGTTTCAAGAGTTGTGTAGGGTATTAGGCAAGCGCATTGCCACATCTTATAAAGATGTTGGCGCTTGGTTTCTTGATTATAACCCAATCTATGGCGGTTTTATTGTCAGTGAATACATGGCCAACGGCGGGGAGTCTCACCCTGTATGCAATCGTAGGATGCCAGCCCGTGAGTTCTGCGAGAGTATCAATTTTGCTATCCGTTGCATTGCTCTTGATAGACCTGATCAGCCTGCTCACGTTTGGTACCCAGCAGATAAAGCTATTCAATCAGTGGAGGCGTAATCATGAAACAAGCATTTAAACGAGGCGATAAAGTTAGAATCAAAAAGTTATCCGAGCCGTTGCGATCAACGGTATCGGCAACTGTAACGGAGATAATAAACTGGCAGGGTACGGAGTTGATTACAATTCGCCTCTATAATGGCCGTAATATAGGCGAAACCACAATTAGTTCAAGCGAGCTGGAACTAATGGAGGCGTAACCATGAACACTAAACAATTAGTTAAGGCTATCGCGGCAAATATGGAGGCAGGTAACTGCCTCTATGATGCCTATGAGGCCGTCTTAGGTCAGGGGAGTTATGATAGGATGCTAGAGGCCCTCTATCATGCGTTCGGCCAGGGAAGGGATAAGATAACGATTAACGACTTATTTGAGGACACTAAAAATGCGTAAAGTAATTATTTTAGCGGCATTACTGCCAACAATAGCAGTAGCAGACTCTGAAAATGACTATCTAAACAAATACCTATCAGGCCAGCTACCTTGGCAAATTGAACAGGCACAACGACTAGCCGCACCGCCGGTAGGGATAGCCGTTCAGCCGGTCCTACCTGTACCACAGGATAGAGGGCCATGGGGCACTGGGTATAGCATTGTCACCAATTCTAGGCCGACTAGAAACCTGTGGGATCGTGATGTAACAGGTTCAGAGACGGTGCAGAGAGTAGTGCCTAACGATGCGTTAGGGCAACCAATTCGCGGGTTGGACCTCAACAACTGGTAATTTTAACGGGGAATAATCCCCAACAACTAGGAGGATGAGAAATGGAAGCAATGAAGAACTTGGCATATTTGGCAGGATTGGCAGGTGCCGTCATTTGTATGCTATCGGGATGCACAGGTATGGAAGTAGGCGGAAAGCTCTGGGTATCGCGTGTAGACGAGCGACAGGAATCACAGAGGACGCACAATACGCCTCTAAAATGCTATCTTTGGGCAGACTGTAATCAAGCAACTGAGGAGGTGAAATAACATGAAACAGGTTAAAGAACTTTTATTTACACCAACGGGCTTAATGGTAACGGTGCTGCACGTTTGTTTCCTTGTGGGTCTCATAACCTGCACCGTAGGGTTTAAACTCTACGTTTTAGGCGAAGACCCAGCAAAAATTAGCGCGCCGGTGCGGAAATGAAGGAGGGTGTAGCCATAGCAGGATTTTTTGCTCTTGCTTGGTGCGTCTGCTTACCCGAAACCGTAGTGTATCACGGGAGTAGGGTAGCAAGGCGACCCGTTGAGCCTAGCAGGGCTCTGCTAGAGTCTGAAGTCGATAGGGCTGCCGATGCCTACGGGCTAAAGCGGTCAATCCTACGGGCCTTGGTACGGGTAGAATCAGCCTATAACCCTAAAGCAGTCTCTCACGTAGGGGCCAGGGGTGTAGCGCAAATCATGCCAGCCAACGCACGTAGGTGTGGGCTTCCGGACGCTAACAAGCTATGGGACCCAACGTACAACCTTCGCTGTGGTGCTCAGATACTACGGGAGGAGCTAGATCAGCATGGCGACCTGCATAAGGCTCTAACCGTGTACAACTGCGGCAAGGTGAAATGTGCTGAGGGACAAAGGTATGCCGCTAAGGTAATAACCTTGTCAAAACTATATTAACCTGTTTACAGCTAAATTTTTTTACTGTATACAGGGGAAAACTCTTTAACTAGGAGGAAAACAATGAAAAACATATTTAAAAACTGGTTTACTTTTGCTCAAGAGGTAGCGCCAGCATCAACAACAACATTTAAAAAGCTGTGCAGAAAGTGCTCGACTGTTAAAACATCGGAAGAGTTTCACAAAAACAAAACAACCAAAGACGGTTTGCAGGATCACTGCAAAAAGTGCCGCTCGGTGCGGAAGCTAAACATAGTCAACAAGCTAAAAAAGAGAAGGAAGAAGCAATCTGGCTTTATGAAGGGGGCGACCCTGAATAGGGCCAGCAGCCACCTAAGAATAATAGATGTTCCAACCAGCTTAAAAGTTGCTTTCTATGAACTGGCAAAACAAAAGAAAATGACGACGAAGCAACTGGGGCATCAAATGATCCGCGATTTTCTGACTCTTAACAACAAAGAGCCAAACAACTAGGAGGAAAACAATGAAAATACTATCAATAGAATTGCCTGATTTTGTGCTAGAGCACAGAAATGGGCACAAGTTTACCGTGACGGGCTCATTTACCAAGGATGGCGACTACATCCTTGAGCCCGTAAGCGGTTGGAATGACACTTGTATCGACTGCCAGCAGGATTTAGAGAGTCTATACGAGGATATTGATAATTTAATTTATTCAGCTATGCCGGAGTTATATGATCGACACAGTTAAATGCACTAATTGCGACACTATCTTAACAGAAGAAGACGATGACGGTTGCAGAATGTGCCATGCAATCGAGAGAGAATTAAATCGGTTTGCAGAGGACAGATGGCAACAAAACCACCAAACTTGGGAAGAGTTTTGGGTAGAGTGCGAAAGAATAAAAGGGAAAATATGAGCAAAGAATTAACAACAACAAACATGAACATGGAGATGCTTCAGGCGCTTCGCAATACAGTAGCACCAGGGCTTACAGAGTCAGAATTTTTGCTGTTTGCTGAGATGTGTCGGGCGACAGGACTAAACCCAGCAACAAAGGAAATCTGGGCTATCAAAGCCGGTGGACGCCTACAGCTAATGACGGGGATTAACGGGTTTTTGCGGATAGCCAATTCACACCCACAATTTGACGGCATGGAAGTGTCGTTTGAGTGGGACGGTAAGCAGCTAGTGTCGTGCACTGTGAAGGTACATCGCAAGGATAGAAAGTTTCCAAGCGTAGCTACTGCCTACTGGAGTGAATATAGCAAACCAAGTCCGGTGTGGAAGCAGATGCCGACGGTGATGCTCTCGAAGTGTGCGAAAAGTCTCGCCATAAGAGAGGCTTTTATTCAAGAGCTAGGCGGCTTGTACACCGCTGAAGAGATGCCAGCAGCTTTTGCAGCGCCTATCCCACAGGCCCCAGAAGGCATGGAGACGGTCGTTAGCAGTAAGACTGGTGAAGTACTAGGGTTTAAGGCCGAAAACGTCACTATAGAAGGCTTAGAGCCTATAAAGGTGCCTGAGAAGGCAACGACCAGGCGAATACCTACTTATTACGATATTAGCCGGATGGATGAGGCGAAGAAAGCTAAAGCAGCAGCCTACCTGCGGGATTGTGAGGCTAAGCACGTTTATGGGGATGTGTACCGATCACCTATTAGGCTGGATAGATTAACGGATTATGTAACAGAGGATGTAGTAGATGCACACGAAAGCTAAACGCAACTGGTTCAAGGAACGGGCTGACGCAGTCCGTTCAACAGCAGTACGAGAAGGATATCAGCGTTACACTAGCTATTTTGAAACCCAGATTCTTAACTGGGTAAAAGAGGAGGCCAGGCGGCGTGATATGTGGGTTACTGATGTAATAGGGGAGGCATTAAATGAGTACAAAAAGCGTGCTGATAGACGTAAAGGAAAGATTAGCGATAGCAGTAAGTAGTTTAGGTAATGAACACCACCTCTCAGAGTGGGAGCGCGGTCAAATGGATGGCCTATACTGGGCCAGGCAAATAATCGACGAGATGTTGGAGATGGAAGAAGAAAAAACCCCGCTAGCCGGTGAGAGCTAACGGGGCCAACTAGGAGGCACCATGGAACTGGTGCTTACCTAGTAGATTAACAGATGGAGGGTAGCAGTGTCTAGGAGCGCTGTTAAGTTTGGATCCGTTTTAGATCAAGTAGTAAACAGAATAAGGAGAAATATGAGCAAGCCAGTACAAGACTTTAAGCATAAAGGACTATCAGTAGCGGTGTGGCCTACCCGTAATGGAGGCTACAGTTACAGCATACAGAAGCGATACAAGGATAAGCAGACTGGAGAGTGGCGAGAGACTAAAAGCCTGTTTAAAGAGGAGGCAGAGGCTCTAATTGACCTGTTAAAGCAAGCACTAGCCTACGGTGGGACACGCGAAGAGCACGAGCACGAGGGCATCCCATCAGGCCAGGGTAAGCCAGGGCCGAAAGTAGCATACGAGCTAACAGAAGAAGAGATAGATGATTTACCCTGGTAAGAAGGAGGATAAATGAAAACACCTGAAGAGATGGCAGAATTATACAATAATGCCTTTGGCTATATCAAAGAACTTGTAAACGCCCCACGAGATGAGGTCGTACTTAACTCTAACTATTATCAAGGTTTTATGCATGGAGTTACGGCTTTCATGGCATATCACAATGAATGCAAAGAAGGAGATGATATTGGTGAGTTTTTGTTGCGAAAATGGCTAAACGTAAAGGATGAGCGGAAATGAAAACACCTGAAGAGATGGCAGAGGAGTATTGCAACACTAAACAGCTAAGTTACGTTGAGCAATTGGTAATTACTAAAGGCTTCATTGATGGCTACAAGGCCGGTCAAGCAGCTACATGGGAAGAATGGCGTAGGGGCAAGCTATTTGAGAGCGACGAGGATGCGAAGGCCGCCTATAAGAAAGTGTTGGAGGCTAAATGAAAACACCAGAAGAGATGGCGATGGAGTACATAAAAGATGTGGAAACAGCTCGAAATCCAAGTGTTACAGCAACGGCATTCCCACAGATGCAACGATGCTTCCTCGCTGGCTACAAAGCGGCACAGGAGCACGCGCACGCAGCACTAGAGGAGGCTGAGGCTAGGATACAAGAGTTGCGTGACCAGCTAATGGAAGAGTCTGGTGGTAGGCTAAGGCTATTTAAAGATGATGCTGATGCAAAGGCGGCGTTATTAGAGGCATTACAAGAAGCAGAAGGCCGGAGGGAGAAGATAAAGGATCAGGTTGCTGGCGTCAGCAAGGTGATGCCGTTACCTGAGCCGCCTAAGGAGGAAGAATGATTCACTGGGATTCAGTTTTTTTAATGTGTGTTTGTATTTTGTTTTTCTACATGGGGAAATGGAGTAGATGAACGCAGATATACCGCCCCTTAAAGTCTGGATAGAAAACAAGAACTTAAACGGCAAAGAAGGTTTTGAACATGGTTACGCATTCGCAATACAATCCTACAAAGCAAGAGCGCTACAGTTCCACGTCTTGCTTGAATCAGGTGCTCACTTTCGTCATATTCCTTTGCATTGGCTTTGGCATGACCCTGATGCTAGCAACGCTGCTGAGTACTCTTTGGAACTTCTTCAGCTATGGGATTGTTTCAGTTACCGCCCCATAGTAACTACCTTTGATATACTCAAAGGCTATCAGTGTGACGCAATCCTCAAAGACAAAACCAAAGTATCGGGCACTTATTGGTTTACGATTGACTGGCTGCCTGATTCTGAGTCTGAATCTGCTTTCCTGTTACAGCCCGATCAAAACAAGTGCGCTCACGTCGTTTTGCTTGATAACGGACAGGTTGCAGCTTTGCCTACCAATAGAATCGTTTTCAAAGACGCTTTCTTTATTGGAAATAATCCGACTGCACCGACAAAGGAATATGCTACACTAGAAACAATCTGGTCAGCAGAGGATTGTAACCGCTGGTCAGTAGCTAACAGTGATAAGGTTTATTACTAACATGACGAACTCAAGAGCCAAAGGCGCAGCAGGGGAAAGAGAGCTTGCCAACAAGCTAAAAGAGCATGGCTTTACAGCTAGGCGTACCCAGCAATTCTGCGGCAAGGCTGGCGACTCTGATGTAGTTTGCACCGAACTGGCTGATTACCACATCGAATGTAAACGGGTGCAGAATCTCAACGTAGACAAAGCTATTGACCAAGCTACAAGAGATTGTGGCGACAATACTCCAGTTGTGATACATAGAAAGAATAATCGACCCTGGCTAGTCACTATGTATTTAGAAACATGGCTCGACCTAGTGAAAAAGTAACTTTAGACGAATCTCTTATGGGGGATATTAATTTTGCCTTACCAGAACATGTTCTGTGGCTGGCAGTTATAGAAAGAGCGATGATGGATTATATAGGCAGAACGGCTTGCCTATCTAAACCAACAGAACAAAGTGTTCACGATTTTTTCTTTGAGGATGTAGCTAGGCCAAATAACCTAAAATACATTTGCGATAACCTTTTTGATTTTCCAGATGCCGTTCCAATGATTCGCAAAAGGGTAATGCAATTAGCAGAGCTATGGAAAAATAAAGATAAATCTAGCCGTGCTAATAACTATTACGTTATTTCTAACTGCAAACGTCGAGTAGGTTAACGGCGCTTTTTCTTATCCAATACTGACCACACTTGGGTAGCGCCGTAAAGTACAGCACCAGCAACTACAGGCTCCGCAACCCTAACTAGCTCAGCAGCATCATTCTCGCTAACGCCTATAGTAATAAGGCTACCAGCAGCTAAGGTAAGCAAATGGCGAACGATTGAGAGAAATATCGGCATAACACTCCTTTTAAATAATCAAACAAACTACTATCGTACTTACAATTCCTATTTCTAGGATCAACAAAGTCCCCCCGTATGCAATTCATCCAGGGTTCCCAATAATAGGTTACGTCACAATGTCTATACTTCTCAACCCAAGGTTTTATAGCGATTGTGCTACCGTCTATACCGTCTAAATCAACTATACACGGCTTAGATAGGTTAGGATTAACTCCGTGTTTTTCGCAGACGGCTCCTCTGAAGCAGCTTCGTTTGTAAGGATTGTCCACAAGGTTACAATAAGGCATAGCACTAGATACAACAGTGGCCATAAATCGTCGTGCTCTTTCATTTAGGTCACACTCCAGACACGGGCTAACATAACACGTTAAGTTATTCCTATTAGCCAACCTTGCAGCAGTTCTTTCTACTGCCCTTTTAAACCTAGTTACTGTAGCACCCCTACCACGCTCAAATGCCCTGTTAGCTGATGCAATAGTCTCACCAGCAAATACCTCATACCTGCCACACCGCCGGTTCCTCATGCATGGCCCATTGGCTATATGCACTCGAACCACCTTCGGCCTAGAATCCTCTAAAAGCCTGTCAGCGCATTTACACTGTGGGCTAAAGGTATTTTCTAACCAGCCAGTTACAATGGTTTCCTGGCCATCGTAGAGGCTTTTAACGGCATTACAATCAAACTGCCGGTGGCACATGCCCAATAGGCTAGGGGCAGCGCTGGCAGTGCCAGCCCAAAATAGCAAACTAACGCTCAAGAGCCTTATCAAGTTTGCCATCGATTTTCTCTATCTTATCGCGTATGCCGCCTAGTTCAGAGCGCACTATGGTTACCTCTGCCTTGACCTGGTATTTGTGCTCCTCTAGCTCTTTTAAGCTATTCTTAACGCTGCGGTAGTCCAGGCCGATAATGCTAACCAATACCCCTATGGCAGTCTTAACAATCAGGTCAAGCCAGTACCTAACTTCAGTAATATCGTGAGTCATTAGTGCACCCTTCCACCGCCATAAGCATCGATAACTACCAACTCAACTTCAATTTGCCCGCTTAATAAATCCATAAAACGGTTAAATGCGGAGCGACTAGCTAAAATAGCGGCTTCGTCACCTACCCTGCCAAACTGCATACCAAGCAATATACAGCCGTGAGTATCCTTATGCGTATTACCTGCGTGAAACAGGATATGATCCCGCTCAGGCACATCCATTACCTGCCAAGTACGACCAAACTTAGGACTATTTCTAGGCTTTACTTTATACCTGCCAACAGGAATACAACTAATGCGGCGCTCATTATCACGCCAAGCATCTTCTAAAGTGACAAATTCAGGCATATCATCAACACAAAGAACGCCCATAGTAGCGCCATTGTGCTCTGATACCCTGACTAGCCTAAGTCTCATGCTGGCTCTGTAACCTCTGGTAGTCTAGCTTCTAAAGCCTCTACTTTTGCAGATAGTTCCTGAATAGCTTTGCAGAGAATCGCTGTGAGTTTTTCGTACGACACTGAAACAGGAATTTGCTCAGTATCAGCAGCATTATTCGTAACCAAACTCTTAGCTCCTACATTTACCAACTCAGGAGTTACGGCAATGAGTTCATCGGCAATAAATCCAACCTCATGCCGCTTATCATCCTTACGGTAATATCTACGAGGTTGCATAGCAGCTACCGTATTAAGACCATATGGGCAATCAACTATCTGCTCTTTAATTAGCGCTGAAGAAGAATCATAAGTAACTAAACCGTTAATAGAGTTCCACTTAACAAAGTGGGTTCCCGCGCCGCTAGATAAAATGGAATCAAAAAACAGTTGTCCATTACGCAAGATAACGTCATTGTTTGTCGCTAATCGAATCTTTTCAGAACTGTTAATATTAAGTGAAATTGGGCCAACGCCGTTGTATAAGTTTAAAGAACTAACACCGCCGTTTGCAGTATTTGTAGAAGAATTAAGAATAAGCCCTGCGGCAGTTTGATTTTGATTATTACCTAAATCAATATGAGTTTGCGCCGAACTGCCAGCGTCAGCATTGTGTAATCTTACTCGTGTTAAAGTGTTGTTAGCATCGCGTCTTAAATCTAATAAAACACCTGGATTTGAAACTCCAATTCCGACTGAACCAACTGAGTTAATCCGCACTCGCTCAACGCCATTAGTAGAAACTGCCAATTCATTAGCAGCAGGAGAGAAAATACCAGTGTCAACATCGTTGCCAGCACAAATAGCAGGTGCCGCAGCAGTACCAGAAGCAACATTAGTAACTCTATTGCCACCAACATTTAAATTGCCAGTCATAGCATTCTGGCCGGTCTTGTTAAGGCACTGGTCAATACCTGTAGCTAAGTCATTATCCTGGGCATCATGCAAACCTGGCTCAATGCCTAACCCTAGCGCCGCATCATCCTGCCACTCAGTAGAGCCGTTAGCCCTTGTAAAGTTTCCTGCGTTCCAAACCATAAATGCTCCTTATGCTTCTACTTCTCTATTTTTTAATACCTTGTTAACGTATAGCCGTGTCTCCATCGGCACCTTAACTACCTGCATGATATTGGCCCATGTTACAGCTTTCCTTTCAGCCTTTAACTTTCTAATGGCCTTATCAACATTACCTTGCCCCCAGTTATACGCTGCGAGCCCTATATCAGTTTTGCCATATTTACTAATCAACTGCTGCAAATAGCGGCTGCCACCCTCTACGTTCTCTTGCGCGTTGGTAGGATCTACTCCTAAATCTTTTGCTGTTGCTGGCATAAGCTGCATCAAGCCAGTAGCTCCTTTAGGGCTAATAGATTCTTGCTTACCTGCTGACTCTACTTTCATTACAGCCTTAACCAATGACGGAGGCGCATACTCTTCGCCTGTAGGTATGCTTACGTTTTGCTTGCCTACTTTGACGGTTTTAGGTTGTAGGGTAGGCTCTGTAGTAACAGTTAAGTTTTGCAAAGCTGCTTTTAACTTTTCTCGTTGTGCCTGAATATCCTCTAATGTATCTGGCTCAGGCGCAGATAATATCTCTGCCGCTGTTTGATCGGCGATTGACGCAAATCCTTCGGCTATGCCACCACGCTGTAAAACTCCTAAATCTTTTGCATCAATTTTAAAACCTAATTTACCAATCACTTCGGCTAACGAAGACCCAGCTCGTAAACCACGCCCCACAATGTCCTGACCTGTAGGCGTAGCTAAACCACGCAAAGTTAAGGCACCTAGAAGTCCTCGTTTTACATTGCCTGTAGCTGCGCCTAAAATCGCTCCCCCCGCCAAGCCAGCTCCACCAGTTGTATTAAGCAACCGTTGAGCTGCGCCAATGTCAAAATCGCCACCAGAAGCTTTAAAATTACGAGTTACAATGGGCTCAACTACTACTAAATCTTGTTTCTTTTTATTTAAATCTTTAACTTCTGGAGCATACTTTTCAATATGCTGTTTCATGTCTCTATATAGAGTACGCCAAAATCCAGCATCAGATAGTGGAGAGTTTTTCCAACTTTCACCAACTACTTTTTTTTGCTGGTTTAGATACGTTAAACTGCCTTGCCCTTCACGAGCTAATGAACTTTGCTTGTTTGCCAAATAAGCTAGATAAGAATCGACTTCTGCCGAATCGATGTTATTTTTAATATAATTGAGAGTATTATCAAAAGTAGGTGGTGGTACTGGCCCAATTTGAGCTTCTGTTGATTTCAATACAGATTGAATAGCATTTTCTGTGCTTTCTTTGGCTGCTTGTAAATTAGCATACATATCACCAGGATTGCGGCTTGTTCCTAGCGTCTTGTTTTTAATAAGGTTGTCAGCACTTTCTTTTAACTGCGTACTAAACTCACCGTCTACAGTTTCAATTACTGCATTTTTAGCGTTTTTGTAATCAGCCTTTGTAATACCTCGTGCTTTTCGCTGCAATCCAAGTCCTATATCTTCTAATTTAGGCGCAGCAGCTCCAACTGCTTTGCCGCTTAGAGTTGCAATACTAGGGCCAGCCAATGCGCCTACCAATCCAGCATATTGCGATTCTGGCGCTACGGCTTCGGCACCTTGCATTCCAAGGTAAGACGCCAATCCGGTGCCAGCCTGACTAAGCAATTTAGCTTTAGACAATGGCGAAGGCGTAAGAAAGCTAACCAACTCTTGCGTTCCGGTTTCAGGCTGCACACCGAGTGTAGGAGCTACTTGTTCTGTTCCTGCACTAAGTAACTTGCTAAGTCCAAAGGTTTCTACAGGCGCACCTGCGTATTCCAAACCTTTTACAATCGGGTACGACAAAACATCAGCCAGTCCTGCTCCAGCACGAGCTACGCCCACAGGAATATCGAACGCTAATTGTTTAGCACCTCCAGTTAAAGAGCTGTAGCCAACATCGGGCATAGCTTCAAGTTGAGCGATTGCTTGTTCTTTAGCTAATAAGCGTTGTTCAAGTGCTGCTAATTGCTCTGCTTCGTTCATTTAATCCCTTTGCGAGCTTTTAATTCCGCTTCTTTACGATCTAATGCGTCTAGGCGAGCCTGTAATGCTGCTATTGCGTTGCTGCCTGCAACATTTGGGCCTACAATAGCTGATTCAGTAGACATACCACGCTCTGCAAGCCAACTAGCCCAATCAGTACGCAAAGGATTGTACTTACCTTCAGGAAATACCTGTTCATTCTTGTATTGTCGCCATAAAGCATCTGCGCCAGCGGAAGATCCTTGCTTTCTAACCAACGACTCAACAAAGTCGGCGTAGTCTGCTTCAAGATTAGCTACAACATCCATGCCTTGAATAATTCTAGCGTTTTCACTTGGTGTATTTGTTGAACTTGGTCCTGCGCCCATTAACAATTTAGTTTCAAAGTCTGAAACTGCGCCAGGCGAACGAAGCATTTGAACAACTTGCGGTCTAACCGAATCAAGTAATTTTTGGTAATCTCGCTTTTCCTGTTCTTTGGGACTAACAAAAGCGTATGCTTTAGAAGCAAGTTCTCTAATGCCACCTTCTATTCCGCCAGTAATACCTGCGCCTTCAAGTCCTGCACGAGCAGTAGAAGTTACTTGCTCTAATGCATTTGCACGCTCTCTTGATTTATCTATTCGCTTTTGAGCATCTTTGGTAGCTCCGGTTTCAAGCGAAAGATTCTTTTCGGCATAATCGGCCGCTTGGCCTGGCGTCATTCCCATTGAAATACCTCGCCCAATTAAAGCATCTCGCTTTTCTTGCAGCGGCGTAGCCCCTGTCATTGGAGGCAAAGGCATTGGCGTCTCAGGAACCTCTTCGCTTAATGCTCCTGTTAGCCCTTTAATTCTAGCACGAGCAATATCAATTTCTTGCTGCTTTTTGCGCTCAAACAGCTCGGTGCCTTTCGGCCCAAGCTCAAAGTCAGCCGCAGTTTGTAGCTCTAGTAACTTTTCTGCTGCTTTAGCTTTTCTTGCAGTTTCCTGCTGATTAAGCGCCGTAGCTAACGTAAGTAATCGCTCTCGTGGGTCAAGAAAACCGCCGGATGGAAGTTGCTCAATAAAGCCAGTTCTTTGTTCTGGCGTTTCAAATGTCATAAGCTGGTTAGCCAACCGATTAGTCTCTAGGCTCTGCTGTACGGCCTCTTGACGCGCCTGGTAGCCCAGTAATGACTGAAGGAGTATCGAACCTAAGCCTATACCTACCGCCCTTCCTGTAGAGGTATAAGGCGTTATAATCTGTGGGGTAAGTTGGTTAAGTGCACCACCAGCAATACCATAAGCAGTTTCCTGTGGTGTATAGTTTAACCCTGCTAGTGCGCCAGCTAATCCATCTGCCATAATTTACCTTTGTCGTTGAATACCAGACCCTACGCCCTGCACAAACCCTATTGTTCCCGATGCAATCGGATTAGGTTGTGGCTGATTACCAAATCCTAATCCTGGCATTTGACGGTCATAAAACGAATCTGTTGGATCGCCACCGCCACCGCCTCCACCGCGATTCATACCAGCTATTCGCATTTGTGTCTGACGATTTAACTGATTTTGCTTAGCCTCAAATTCTTGCTGCTGCTGTAGTTGTTGTTGTTGATAGTATGCTTGAGTGCCATAAGCATAGGGTTGTTGAATAGCCTCATACATCTGGTAAGGTAGCATCTGCTGCTTGTAAGCCTGTCCAAACGCTTGCTCTTGTATGCCATAAGCGCCTGTTTCTGCTGCTGACATAGCTTCTTGACGAGCTAAATCTTGTCGTTGCGTATTCTGTTTCATTAACGCCTGAGCAGCAGGGCTATTGGGATCTAATCCACGCTCTGCAATCTGTTGCTGAGTCGCTATATTCTGTCGCTCAAATTCTTCAGCATTGCGTCTTTCAAACTGCCCCATAATGTTTTGACGATACCTGTCCATTTCCTGCTGAAATTGAGGCTCATACTGCCCTTGCATTTGACTTGGATCAAAGCCTCTAAACCGATTGACTATATCGCCATAAGCCTGGCCTCCCTGTTCAAAGCCTTGTTCAATTTGCTGCTCTCTAGTCATCTGGTCATAAGGCAATGGACCAGTAGCAGGTTTTTGAGCCCTTCTTTGCAAAAATGAGTTGGCTATTTTAACGCCCTTAGTTTTGCGTATCTCCTGATACTTTTTTTGCTGCTCAGGTGTAAGCGTATTAAACATAGCCAAGTTTTCTGGCCTAGTAGGAGTAAGGTTCTGCTGTTTATTTGTTGGTGTTTTATTTAATGCACCTTTTTGTTGCGTTGCCATAATTATACCTGCCCACCCATATCATAACGTATTTCAAACCCAAGCAGTTGTAGGGATGTATTCTTTATGGAACCACCAAACCGCACCGCCGCGCAATGGCCTTGTCCTTTAACTGCGAACCTATCAAATACATATTCAACATCTGATGACCACGGCGATCCCCAAGGACTGCCCCAAGGCGTATAAACCCCAGTTGGTGTAGTAACTGCTGTAACTGTAGGTTGCCGTCTAAAATCGGTATCAAGCCCCAGATTAAGCGTTACCCCACGCTTTACCTTCATTATAGGTCTAATATCTTTAAAGGCTTTATAGTTGCCACGGGAGCCGTAAAAGCTAAATGCAGTACGTCCCGAATAGGTTATTGCTTGCCCAGAACCACTAACAACGGCGTCAGCCTGGCCAGTCTCTCCAGTCCAGACAATGCCGGTAGCCGAGCCGTAAAAAGGCTTACGATTAAACAAACACGATGATAAACAATGTTCGCCATTAAATAACCTAAATTCAGTCCAACCTTTAGTATCAATGCTATAAACTAGAAAGTGGCAAGCATTTCCAGCATCAGGAATAGTAATATACACTCGCCTACCCTGTGGCCAAAAGAATCCATGCCATTGATGATCGAACGGTACGCTACTAGCTGCTGTAGAAATAAGCGGATTAACCTTTTGGCTAACTATGTTTAGGGCTGCTTCTGGATCAGCTTGGAATACGCCCGACATTGGTACAATGCCCTGCTCGGTGATTATCCAGACGTCGTTATTAACCCTAACAAAAGCGCGTCTACCTAACGGCTTGCCAATATAAAATCGAGCGACTAGGCCCCATGTAGCAAAATCTCCAGCGTAACTACCAGAGTAGAAAACTAGCTCACCTTCTGAGCTACAAGCCCAGAAATACTCCTGCACGTTGTTAGCGTTACTGTTGCTAAAGCTACCAATACCTACCAGGTAGCCACCACGCTGCATAACGTATGACAAATCAAAACTTGTTAGCGCTGGAGTACCGCCTGTGCCTGTAACTTGTAAACCACCGTACCAAACTTTAAGACTGTTATTCTCAATAAAATATAACCGCTCCTTGTGAGCAGTTACCCCTATCATGCTAGTCAGTGCTAGGCCGGTAAATGTAAGATTGCTTGTAGTAGCAGAAATGCCATCCCAATACCTAGCGTTATCAGTGCCGTTACAAAGATAGATTCTGTTATTATAGGTTGTGGATTGCCACTCTCCAGATGTAATAGCAGAGCCAGTAATAGTGCTAACTGTCCCGCTAGAAGTAATGCCGTAAATGGCTGAATCATTTGAAGCAATTAAAACATTTGAACCATTAGTTAAATTTAGCGAATCTAAAAATTTTAACGGCCCTGTAGAACCTACATTTGCAAACTGTTGATACCCCTGCCTAACAGTTGGAGCACCCGCTCCAGGAAACACATTTACCAATTCCAACGCATAGGTTGGCTCCATATTGTCAATCGGACTAACTAAGTCCAATCCACCATAGGGAGGTGGCATAGTAAATCCCTGAAACGGCATTGCCTACCCTCTACGCTGTCCTTGTCCACCACCAGGTCCGAAATAATTTAATAATGCGGGCATTTGTTCGTAGTTTGTATATGCAGGTTGCACACCAGCATCTAGCATCTGTCGGTTGTACTGCTGCATAGCCTGTTCACGAGTGCCGTATACACCAGGACTCAAACGATATTGACCGCCCTGATTTGCTGAAGCCTGTGGCATTTGTGGCAGCTGACCAAACATAGCGCCTACATTTCCTGGCTGGCCAGGTAGTGTGCGATACATTAAATCATTGATAGGCATATTGTTTCCAAACTGATTGCCAACAAAACCGGCCTGGCCTGTTGACTGCTGCGCAAGTTGCTGAGTTTGATTAGCAACAGAATTGAGTTGGCCAGGAAGATTCTGAAAAGCGTCTCCAGCCATTTGACCAACTTGGCCAGCTACTCCACCCATTCCTCGTGCAGCAGCTTCGCCAGCAGCTTGAGCAGCCATCCCAGGCGATTGCTGACGCTGAATTGGTCGACCATTCTGCGTTACTAAGCCTCCACTAGCGCTACGATAAACTCCAGGAGAAAGTCTTTCTCTAGGAGCGTTACTAGCTGCACGACTAGCAGCGCGACGAGTTCGCTCGGTTATCTTGCCTTCATCCATATCACCACGACGAGATGGATTTGAAGCTAATGCCCCTCTAAGTGATTTGCCTTTCTCTGCCATTATTTCTTTTCCTTTTCTTTAGTTTTACTGTACGCAGTTTCTAATGCCTGTCGTCGAGATGACGCACGAATTAACTTTCCTTGATCATCACGATATAATCCTGCCGATTGTCGCCCAACCTCACCTTTTTCTGGTCTAGCTATTGGAGCAGCTACATTTAATGGAGAGGCACTAGCGCCGGTTAATTGCTGCGAATAAGTAAGCAGAGAATTATATTGACTATCGCTAATTCGATTATCAGCTTTTGCTTGGTCTAAACTTGTTTTAAGTTGATCAAAACCAATGCCTTGTTGTTTGGCAAAATGTTGCATATTAGCCATAGCAATTTTCGGATCGTTATTGGCATTAGCTAAAGCACCTCGCACATACATTCGCGCTAATGATGATGCTTTAGTGCCAACAAATCCATAAGAAGCAGCTAGGGCATCTCCTAACTGTTTTGCTGTTTCATAAGCGGCAGGTTGTTCTTCTGATAATTTCATCATGGCCTTTGTATTTAACTTGCTGCCATCCTGACCAAAATCTGTTTTAGTACCGTCAGCAAGTGTGCCTTGATAATTTTCGTCAATAAGTCCGTTGTCTTTTAGGACGTTTCTAACGGCATCGCGCTGCATTTGTCCTGCGCCTTTAGAGCTACCAAAGTATGATCCAGCAGCACCAGCAATAGCGCCAACCACTGCTCCTACTCCAGCTCCAATAGCAGTTCCAGCGCCAGGGACTATACTTCCTATAGCACCACCTATGGCAGCTCCAGAACTTGCCCCTCCAATAACACCGCTTCTAGTTCGCTTTGAACCGGCGGCCATATCGCTAAGTGCTTCAGCAGTTTGATAACCGCCGTACACACCTGCTGCAAGATTTAAACCAGGAATTAGATAGCCACCTAAAGCACTACTCGCCCCTCCTGCTACACTAGAGCCCAAAGCGCCTGAAGCAGCTAAGTTACCAGCGGCAGCAGCGCCGGTAATTCCTGCACCCATCTTATCGCCGCTTTGATATGATTTATAAGCGCCATACATTTGAGCCAAGGCTAAACCGCCTTGAGCTACTTGAGTCCAATCTACAGCGTTCCAAAAACTTGGATCGTTTAATGATTCTGTGGGTACGTTTTGCACTCCAGTAGGCGTTTGAACGGTAGACATGCCACCTTTGGAGCTAATTACTTTAGGTGTTGCTCCGCCTAAATCAACAGTCGCGCCGGAACCATCTACAGTTGCAGTTGGCGGTGGTACTGGCCGATTTATAGTTAAACTTCCACCATCCGGTAGCTGTGGTTGCGTCGTCGGTGGAGTTTGCGGCGTTGAAGGTGTAGTAAGTTGATTATACAAATACGCAGTACCTAGAGTTCCAGCTACCGCGCCACCTGCTTGAGCTAAACCAGCATTTTCTGCTGCTTTTTGTCGTTCTGCTGCTAAATCACCTTGGCTTTTTGGCTCACCAAATCGCTGAATTACCATTTGATAGGCTTGTGCGCCTGGAATACGCTGAGAGCGTAACCACTGGTAATATGCTTGCGCATCTCTTTTAACAATATCTGGCTCTTGCATTATATCCACGTCCCAAACGCTGCTACTCCACTTCTTGCAAATTGTAACGGCCTGTATTCACCAGCAGCATAAATAACTTGCCCTGCCTTAGTGCGGCTGAATTCTTCATGCAACTGCTGGTCAAATAATGGCCTAACCCCTTCTAAACCATGTATCTGCGCAAACCTTTCTAAAATCCCTTGCTCTACCAACTTGTCGTTAAAAATGCTGGTATCTGTATTGGCTAAAAACGAGCTATAGGGCCCGTTGTAATACGCCCATGTTACGCCACCATCTGACACACTTCCGCTTGTATGCGTTGGTGCTGTGGCCCCTGTAGTGCCTCCAGCGGTCGTCTGGTAGTAGTTGCCGTTATTAAAACAATAGGCATTAGCTGCAAAAGACGTAGAGGCGGTCCAATTAACCGGCTTTACGCTTCTATCAGCTATATACTCAAATATAAGAATTTGACCGGCATTAGCTGCTGTAGGAGTAGGGTTAATTAGCAACTCGTTATTGGACATACCTCGGATCTGAAACCGCTGGTATATTGTTGGCATTAGACCGTAGCCTTGAATCTGTGCCCAATCCTGCTCGGAGATAGGCCCAATAACTCGCCATCTAGTGCTCTGATTCCAAAAAGTGTCGTATTGATAATGGCTAAAAGCTGCTGGTAGGGCATAAGTGGCCTGACCTGCTACCAGCGTTATTGAGCCTGAAGCGTAACATTTAGGCCACGGATACGCTTCAAATATGTCACGGTTAATACGTTGAGCTATAGCAAGCAGTTGCTTAGTTGTCGTTTCTGTAGAAGTAAAAATGTTAGATTCTACAGTGTACCCTGCTTCATCAGCTACGTTCTGTATAACCGTGGCTATGCTCATACCTTTCTAGGTCGCCCCCTTCTTTTAGGCTCATCGTCGGTAAAACTATCCTCCCCTTCGGCCTCGGTGAACGGGATCACCTCCTTTCGTTCTGAGCGCAAGTCTGTGCCTTCATTGGCTTCGACACGCTGAAGAAGTAGCTCTACTTTATGTTCTAGTTTTGCTGTCCTCTCCTGTTCGCGCTCAAGAAGGTGCTTTAATTTAGCTACCTCGTTTTGGCTAGAATTGGCAGCATCCAGCCATTCCTTAGCCAACTTAGCGAACCTAGACAAAGTACCTAGCTTGCGTTTAGCCTCATCAGAAGCATTAGCAAGCTGCTCTACCGTCTTAAATCCAAGGTATTGAAGCTCTCGCATAGCGGAGCCGGTCATCATTGGCCATTCTGCCAATGGAGTACCCTCTGTTACTGGCTCAGAACCAGCTTTAAATCTAGCGTAAAGCTCAGGGTATTCGTTAATATCTTGCTGCTCTATACGCCTAACAGTCTCATCCCCACCAGGCCACTGAATACTAATTGAAGGTATTTCATCAAATATCGGACGCCCTTCTCTTAGGGATTTTTCTTCGTTTTCATTGTAAGCATAAAAAAAGCGAACATTAGCTCCTGCGTAGCGCTTTTTGGGCTGAGATGCCCCATTTATTATACTATTCCAATCGATTTGCGGCATAAATTATCTCCTTATAGGATTAAGGTTATAAGCAACTTATAACACTACAATCCTATATTTAGCACCTTTATTCCGGCGGTACTGGTATCGGTTCTGGATGCTGTACCGGCGGCGGTAGTACTGGCGTAACGCTTATACTAATTCCCATATAGTCCCTAATACAAAGCTACAATGTTAGTGGCACTGGTTCCTGTTGCCATAATTCGCTTAGCAAACACGGGAAGCATAGTTCCCGATGGAACAGTAAAAGTTACAGCAGCCGAATCATCTACTGCCATAATTGCTATGTCTCCCGCACCGCCTACCCATACGGCCCTAACGCCAGTTAATACGGTAGAATTGCTTGGCGTAACTGCGGTTAGTTTTGAAGCTGGGAATAATGCGCCTGGGTTGGTTGGGGTAAAATCTGGCATAAATCACCTAAAAAATAGGGGGGATTGCTCCCCCCGCTAGTTATGCTTCCTTAGCAACAACATACACCATCCAATCTGTAGCAGACCGGCGAATGCAAATGTTACCAGCGGCAGCAGCGCAAGTTACCGCAGCGCCAGCAGTTCCACCGTTAAGTGTACCTGTGGCATCGTGCGGAAATACGTTAAGAGCGTTAGCACCATTGTTTTGAACTACTACAATAGTTCCTATTGGCGCATCAGGAAGTTTAACTCCTGTACCTGCACCTGTAGTTCCTACGAAATTCAAAAATGATGTTAGCGCCAATGCCGTAGCAAGGTTAGTACCTGCTGCCGTTAGTGTTCCGCTCGAAGTTAGACTCGGAGCAGAAGAAACGGTAAAGCCAGATAAAACGCTTGCATGTTCAGGAGGCATACCCAAACCAATTAAATCAGTTAGTAATGGCATAAATCCTCATAAATTAGGGGGGTATTGCTACCCCCCTATTAGGTTAGTTTACCTTCAGATGTCCAACAGAGAACAACTCAACTGCTGCTGCTCCCGTGTTAGTTGTAAGTCCAACAACATAAGAAATCTTAGTTGTTGAAGCGTCATCAGCCACGCCAGCAGTTGCAGTGGTAAACAGGTTAGCCTTAGCAACGTATGAAGCTGCTAGTTTGCCTCGAATTCCCTTACCAGCTCCACCGCCGTTTAGACCGCCAACCCATACCCAAAGGTACTCGTTATCAGCAGCAGCTACCTGAGCTACGCCGACAAGAAGCCCCTGAGAACCAGCGTTTGTAGTCGTAAGCATAGCAGCCTGGCCATCAGCTTCGATTTTAACGAAACCGTACTGGTCAATAGCTCCGTCAGCCTGTACGAATACAAACTCACCTTCTGGCAGCGAACCAACAGTCATCAAAGTAGCCGGAACCGGCGACTCTGTGCCTGTAAAGGTTTTCTTAAAATTAACTCCAAATGATCCTACCTGTGACATACTCTATCCCTCCTTATTAAGCGTAAATAACACCCTGGAGAGCCGGAGCTGAACAGCAGAGGTTCCCTTCAACGATAATAACCGTGAAGAAAGCATCCTGATCAATCGGACGATCCATTGTTGGTGCTAGAGGCTTGAAGTCAGCGCCACGGATGAGATCAAACGTAAAGTAGTCTGTGTTAAGCAGACGACACGAATTAGTCTCAAGAACGCTTGACCCATAACCACCGTCAAACACGAAGTCTACGCCGTCATAAGCAAGTGTACGGAAACCAGCTACAGCCTTCTTTGTAGGAAGCTGAATACGCTGAATTGCCGTTAGCGAGCTATGAAGGAACTTCCATGCTGTACGATCCATAAGACCAAGATCCGGTGCCTCACTACCACGGGTTAGGCGGCTGATTACATCGGTGATAGTCTCCTGTACGTTTGACGCTGTAAGCGTTACGTTCGTAGCGTAGTTACGCGCCCATGAGTTGTTAACACGGTCAATTCCACCGTATGTACCAGATGAAGGCGAAGTCGAAACTGTCTTCTTGATACCGTCAAACTCAAGACCGCCGAAGCCTGTTCCGTCTCCACGAAGAGAGGTAGAAACGGTATTCTTCAAACGCTTAATTGCTGCGTCCATCTTCTCCTCGGCGAGATCCAACATTTTGGCCTCTCCTCGGTTAGCACGTCGCTCACGTCCGTTCATAGCAACAGGCTCATAGCACTGCTTGATCTGAAATCGAAACGCTGTTAGGTCATCAATAGATGCCAAGTCAAATGACTGGTATCCTTGGTAAAATCCGCCTACCGTAGCGTCATTATACATGACAGGCTTACGGAGTTCGTATCCACCTTCTACTTTTTTTACGCGACCCTTCTCGTCAAGTACAGATGTAACCGGATTGTGATGCAACACAAGATCGGCAACTTCATCCGACTGATCCCAGAGGGTAGCTACCAATGCTTCTTCAATGTTAGCCATTTTAGTTATCCCTTATACAGTTTGGGGATAACCTAAATTGCTATTCGCCTTTAAAGCGCCGCTCCAGGTTATCCCGTAATGAGTTCGATTTTATCCTGGGAGTTCCGCTTCCCGCAGAGCCAGATATGCTTTTTGCAGCTTGTTTAGCCTTTTGTGTAATGGCTTGCTGCTTTTGTACCGCTGGCCCTGTGGTCATCTTTTGGACGATACCGGAGAAGGCCGGATTACCATTAACCACATAGTTATAAGCGGTTTCTAGCACTTGTTCTGCCGAACTATATCGTCCGGTGGAGTTGAGCGCCTGAACCACTGGAGCCATTTCAGCCTCTAATTGTGCGGCTGTTTCTGGGTCCTTAAACAGTGGCTTGGTATTCATAAACAATTCTACGACACGCTGGTTATACATCTCAAGAGCCTTTTTATCCTGCTCCTGCTGTATAGACTCTAACTTTTCCGCTGCTATCCGCTCCGCATCCTCTCTGGTTAGGTATTCGGCCTGTGGCTGATACGGTTGTTGGTATTGGTGCGCATACCCAGTTAAATCTTCTACGCTCACTCCATATGATTCTAGCCATTCCAACGCAGTGCCTACTGGGTCTTGTTTCATAGCCTTGTCCCAGGCTATTGAACGTGTTGCTATATCGCTTAAACTAATACCCTCCCTAGCATATTCATTTTCATACTTGCTAATAGCGTCATAAACAGCGCTAGTCTGCTGTTTTAATTGATTGACCTCCTGCATCTTTCGGTCGTATTGTGTTCTAGTCTCATACGCACGTCTATTAAGATATTGCTGTAATATATGCGCATTGGCAGAAGTTGGATTAAGATACGCATCCCTTTCGGCAGCGTTCATATCACTGGGCGGGACCAAGGCCGGTCTTTCCACGACGGCTTGAGTAGCAGTGTCGGCGGTTGGAGTTTGATGAAATTCTGCACTTACTTCTTGTGCGGAGTCATCTGCGGAACTTGTTGGTTCTTCATCATCGCTGCGCTCACGCAACTGTTGTTTTAAACTGGCGCGTAACGAAAACTCTTTTTCTGTTTTATTTTCAGCAACATCATTAGTTTCTACATCTTGAATGTTATCTTCCATTGTTTAACCTTTCTATTACGGCGTTTTTCATTTTGTTGATCAATTCTTTCGTAGGTCGGTTTGTTTCCTTTTCAGGTACATATCCCCTATCGTAAGCATCGCCAACTTCGACAGCTCCGACAGCTCTGTAAGCCGCTCTGAGCTTTGATTTGCTAGTATAAATTTCTCTTGGATTCAACGGATTTCGCGTTGGTTTCATTTCGTCTTGTATAAACAAGTCTCTGGCATTTGACTGTACTCGTTTTTGTACTTCTTCAATAGGAACTACTTTTTGTTTAACAGGACAGTATTGAAATAGTTTGTATTTGCTCATTCGTCATCCATTGTTGCCATTAACATTAACGCTTGTAATTGACGGCCCCGACGCTGCTGTTTTAGCTTTTGTTGATAGGCTTGTAAAATACCGCTAATTTCTTGCTGCATTTCTGAAGTAAACGGTATGCTGGGCAATATCTCTTCAGCAACTTCTGTAACGATGTTTTCGACTGGCGTGTCTGATTCTAACTTAGCTTTTAAGTTAAGATTAAATTGCTTTTTTGGTTCTTCGTATTTTTGCTGCTTGCCTTGTCTAGCCTTTAGTATTTGAGCCGCTATATTTTCTTCATCAATCTCTTCTTGAGATTTGCGTTTTTTGCGTTTTCGTAACCCTTTATCGAGAATATCGGATGTGTCTGTAGGAGCGGTAGAACCACCTGTTAAGGTAGGCAAGTAAATAACGCTAATGTTATTTAGCCTATCAGCAACAATCGTATCGACTAGCTGGGTTACGGTAGGCAGGTAAATAGTAGCGGTATTGGTTAATAAGTTTGCTGTTATATTAACAGTCCCAGCGCTAACTACTGCGTTGTAAATTGTACTGTTATTTGTGTATAAGTCTGCAACAATAGTGTCGCCAATGGACACAACAGCATTGTAGAATGTATTAGCGTTGCTGAGCAGGTCAGCCGATATGGTAACAGCGCCAGCAGTAACAGTAGCATTATAGAATGTGCTGGTGTTAGTTAGTAAATTAGCATCTATATTAGCAGTGCCAGAGCTAATTGTTGCATCGTAGAACGTG